AGGTTTGAATGGTTGGTGCGTACGTTGTTAAATTAAACGTGCTGCCAGTGATACTATCAACGTCATACGTTCCAGAGGTAAAGGTGACGTTGTTTTGATTTGTTAAACCAACCGTAAAGAAGTTACCAGTGGTTGATTCGTAGTAAATAAATCCAGAATCACCGGGGTTAGCAGTAATACTAGACAAGCCGTTAATAACCGATGGCGTGGTTGTCTTGATTGTAAGTGTACCAGTTCCGCCGTTTCTAAAGCCAATCCACCAACCGGGGGACAAAGTGGTAAGGCTTGGTAGTGTGAATGTGCCAACGCCACCAACCCATACGTATGTATTAGCTCGGCTACTATTTGTAATTGAAGGTGATACTGATGTTTCAACAACGTTACTAGTAACAGCTAGTTGTCCCAATACCGTGGTCAATCCTGCGCCAGCCAACGAAGACGCATCAGCAGATGAAGTACCAGTGCCTAAGGTAATAACGCCCCAGCTACCGTTAACGTTAGCGGTATTATTGGTTAGGTAAAAATAAACTGTTACACCAGAATTAACTGTAACGCCATTTAAACCATTAATATCTGTAACGGTAAATGCCACAGAACCTTTATTACGGAAAAATATATCGCTGCCAAGTGATCCTTGTGTTGCGTCTGGCAGGGCGACTGACAATCCAGTGGTAGATGGCGTGCAATCCATAATGCGTGATGCAGGGACCTGCGTGCCACTAACTACTTGAGGCCAGTAAAGCTGTGTGTTAGAGCTAAACGCTAAGGCGTAATAGGATACATCCGTTGGTTCAATAACGGTACCAGTAAACGGGGATACAAATGATTGTGACATAGATTAGGGTTCCTGAACCGTTACGTTTCGGTCGATGCGGCGTTGGTTGTCTTCTTGTTTGAGCGCAGCCAACGAATCGTCGTAATATTGTTTCCAAATTGGTAGCTTGTCCATGGCTTTTAAATATCCTTGAGCTTGCAATAAAGAGCCAAACAACATCGCCTGTGGGCATTCGCGCGTGAACAGATTTTGTTGATTTTGTGAATCTAATGGCTGGATTTCGCTGTAATACAAAATTTCAATAGGGTATGTAGCATCAGGTTTTGGTGCAAACGCCCAATTGTTATAGTCGTAATCGGCGTAGTAAAGCGGTGTGCCAGAAGATGACTCAGCTTGATATTGCGCCACATAATCTTGGCTGCGCAGCAAAATAGGCTGGCCATTACATTTCATTGAAACTGTTTTACGCCAGCGTGCTGGTTTGTTTAGTACCACTTGATTAGCAGATAATGTTGTTTCTACTACCGTTAACTGCAAATACGTTTTTAACTGCGCTGCAATGGCAGACTCAGCCAAACCAATTAAGTTTGGAATCTGTGCTACAAATTGAGCGTCATCGCGCTCCATGTAGTTAATAATGTCAGCTACGAGATTATCGTAGGTCATTTGATATGCGCTGGTCATCGTGTATAGTAGCTGTAGTTAGGTTGGAAGTAGATTGGTGACTTATCACGATCTTCTTCTTCGGCTTGCGTACGTAGATTAAGTGCTAATTTTTCCAAGTAAGCAACGCGCCCCATATCAACACCGGGCAACTGCATCGCCAATTCATGGGTAAGCGCAGCTTGAATGTAAGGAATCCAACGGTTGGGCAGGTATAACTGATTAGTCAACGAGCCAACGTCCATCATCTGCTTTTCAATAATGAGCTGGAATACTTGGAAGTCGTTGGATGGTACAGGCCAGATATACATCTCTGGATCAATCTGACGGTTAAACCAGTATTGCAAAGAACGTACAGATGGAAACTGTTTGTTTGGTAAGTTCCAGTAGTCATCGCGGTTTAAGCGTGCTAATGGAATAACTTGTTGTGATTGTGCAAAAACAATTTGACGGCATGAAAATGGCGTCGATGTGGTAGAACGAATACGATGGTAGTAATACGGAATGGTCAGATTAATTGGGATGTAAGACCATGTACGGTCTTGCAAGGTTAGTGGCGTATCAAACGCAGCTTGCTGTTCCCATGTAATACCATCGTTACTTGTTTCGTATACCAAACCAGTATACGTTACGCTACCGTAGTTTGGTGCGTAGGCGTTGATACCAACGTAGTACACACTAGTTTGATTTTGATACTGAGCACCAAACCAGTTTTCGCTTACAGTAGTTGTACCAAAACCATTTAAGTTTTGATCAAACACGTTTGGTGAAGTTGAATTGTCAACAGGCAGTGCTGTCTCAATTTGTGGTGTCTGGATGTAAATCCAGTTTGCCTCGCGCACGTCAATCGTGCCCATTGGCATAGTAAGGATCTGCTGATTACTTTGCGCACCAAGGATGATATTCTCTAACAACCATAGGTTAACGCCGCGGTTAGACGAGTTCTGCAAAATGTAGAACAGCGCCTGCTTAGCGGCTTGTACGTACTCAGGTGTGATTTCTTCAGCTTGCTTTCCTGCGCCACGGAAGGCGTAGGAAATCATCTGATCAACGTCGACCGTAGTCTGGTTGTATGTATTAGAATAGGCCACGGCTTACTTCTTCCGTTTTGCCATACCACCGCGTTTTAACTTAGACAAATCAGTATGTTTTTTCTCATGCAGCTGATCATCGTGCATCTTAAATGCTTTTTTGATCATGGCTTTGTCTTGATTAAAATCGGCTTCTGGAACTGTTCCGCCTTCTTTGTAATGGCCACCAGCGCACATCATCTTGCAGTTTTGTTCAAAGTCTTTCATTAGCGTCCTCTTCCAGCTGCTTTCTTCATTACCTTCTGTGGCAGGTTGGCTTTAGCTTTACCAGCTTTAATAAACTCTTTGCCTACCTTTTTAGGAATGCCGATGTTGCTTTTGCCTGCGGCAGCAGCGTACATGGCTTTTTGCTGTTGTTTAGATTCGATTGGCATGTTAGTCCTGATTTGGATTTACACCAGATGGCATAGCGCCGTAGTTAGGTTGCTGTTGTGCCATAGGATTGCTCATTTGATTAGCAATTCCCGACAAGCCTGTACCATTACCGCCAGCTTGTTGCTGTTGACGTAATAGTTGTAACTGCATTGCTGGTGGCAACTTACGCATTTCTTGCAACAATGCAAGACGATGCGCATCTTCATAAGAGTTTGGACCAGTTAACAAAGGTTGTGCTGGCATGCCGGCAGACATAGGGGCTGTTTGGCTACCGGCAGCCATCTTTTTTACTTCACCGCCTTTTTTGTACTTGTTTGGTCCGCCTTTAGCGCCAGATTTGGCATCAGCCATCTTAGCGTTGTCGCTTACCTTCTTAGCTTTTGATGAGCCAGCGGGTTTGCTTTTCTCTTTAGCAACTTCGCTGCCCTTCATGGCTGGCTTAACAGCTGCCTTAGATGGAGCTGCGGCTTTCTTTGGCTTGATGTCTTTAGCTTTTTCAATGCTGTCTAAATCGCCAGATTTTTTCTTAGCGCCGTATACACCTACTGCGCCACCGTCTTTATATTTGCGAACAGTGCCCATGGCTTTCTTAGCACGGCCACCTTTTTTCATGGTGGTAGTAGTTTCGTCTTCAACATCAGGCGTTGTGCCTTTTAGTCCAGCAACCATTTGGCGCTTAGGACCTGCGTCTTTTTCTTTAACAGCAGGCACAGCCTTGCCGCCTTTTTTCATAATGTTCTTAACTGCTACAGAGCCGCCTTCTTTGAAGCACTGCATCTTGGGTAATGTCTTAAAGCCGTCCATGGGGTTTTCCTCGAGGTTATTGGATTGTAGGGTGATCAGCCCTTATATCTACTAATGCACAAAAACAGGGGTTTACGCCCCTAAAAACAATGCCCGTTCGCGTTTGCGGCGGTTGATAAGTACTTCTGGTTTATTCCAGTTTAGGATCGCATCTGCTGCGCCCTGCATGTCATTTTGGTTGATTTTCTTAACTACGGTAGAGTTAGAAAAATTAGTGCCTCCAATATTGAAACAGAGGCTGTATAGGGCGTCGAATTGGTGTTGCTGGAGGGGTACCTTTACCGAGGTCTCAACGGCCTCGCTACACCACTTTAAATCCTTCCTAAGCAGCTCTTCTACCTGATCATCTGTCAGGGTGGCTGTCAGCAGATACTCTTCATCGGTTTTGATGAGGTGGCCAACACCAATCGTCCAAAGACCCTTGGAGTCTTGGTATGCCTTGTTGCGTGAGCCTTCTTCTTTGGTAATAAAGTCTAGGGTGGATTTTGCGATTGCCATGAGGTTTTCTTCAATCTGGGTATATCGGTTTGTGAAGTGAAAGGCTGCAATTATGCCTAAACACCACATTAGTACTACTAAAGTTTTTTTCATTTTGGCTCCTTTCTTTACGCTAGTATAGCGTAAATTGGGGGGTCACTTATTTACTTAGTGAGTCGTATTGGGCGTAGCAGGCTTGGAGGCTGGAGCGGAGGAGGTCTGCTCTGGCAGCTTCCCTAACAAGAAATTCTGCATCCTCGGCAGAAAGGGCTCGCCCAGTTCCGTCTTGTCCATTTGCGGCGTCTTGGGCGCGACTGGGACGTTTACGCAGCTCGCTAACAGCATCGAGCAGCTGAGTATTAATAGCTTGAATTTGTGCATCTTTTTCAGTCCTTATTTGGTCTGCTTCTGCTTGGTGTCGTTGTTCGGTTTCTTGGACAAGTCGGGTTTGTTCCAGCTTATATGTTTCAAAGCGGCTAGACTCAAAATGATACCCGCTATACCAAGCGGCAGAAAAAATAACAGCAGCAGCAATAATTTTGGCATAAGTTAAAATAGATAAAGGAAACATTATTCACTCTTTTGAGTTGCAGCCTTTGCACCAATCATCACGCCAGATCCACCTAATGTGGTAGCTAGCCCCATGCCTAATTTTTCCAAGTCAATCTCGGTGCCATGAAACGCGGCAAATAGTGCAATACCTAAAAAACCAATAACGCAAATTACTGCACAAAAACGTGCAGCGCAGTATGTCTGGTTGTCGTCTTCGGTAAGGATGTCTTTAAACAGTTTCATTTTTGGTTACCTGCTAGTAGCGCAACTACCACAGCGATAAGTTGCATGGTCCATTGCCGCGTGTCCCCTGTGGACAAACATGGTATCCAGTCTAATATACAGATTGATCCGATAGTTGCTGATACGCCCACAACATAAACTAATAACCAGATCAAAACTTGTCTGTAGTTATTGCTGTTCATTTAATTTGGCTTGGTGGCAAAGTAGTGGCTTATAAAGCCAACAAACGAGCTCAATGCAGAGACCACCATCATGCCTGCCCACATACCGCCTTTAGATTTATTTGCCAACTCACAAAGTTGCTCAACTGATTTTTCGAGTTTGTCGATCTTTTTCTCAAGCGAATCAACCGTTGCAACAAGTTGACCATACTTAAATATGTCGATTTGGTTATCGTGGTCCATTTAATTAGCCAATCAATGCTGTTACTTCAGCTTGTGTTAGTCCTAATGCTGTTAGTTTAGCTAGTGCAGAAGCCTTTGCATCTTTAGCGTTGATGATGCGGTACTGATTACCCCCAAAAGCACTGTTCGAGTTGACTTGAACGGCTGTGGGCGCTGAGGTAGCAGCCGTAAGCACTACGGTGTTACCTAACGGAGTGAAGGCTGCGGATACGCTCATTGTACGGTTTCTTCCTTTTGTTCTGGTGCAGGTACTTGTGGATCTGCCTGATTCTTAATGTTTGCTAACAAATTCCATGCACCTGTTTTGGTCGGTAATTCACCTAACATTTGCAAAATGTAGTTCACTTCGTTAACAGACAATTCCAGTTTAATTGTTACATCTTCCATTTATATCCCCTTACGGTCATTAAAAATTACTTAGCAATAGCTTCTTCAAATGGCGTTAAATCATTAGAACCATAATACTCAGCACCTTTATTTAACTGTATGGTTAAATGCTCTTTATTACGCTTAACTGTATCAGCCCAATCTTCATCTGTCATATCAACAGGTTTGCCAGCATTGAGTAAAGTCACGCTATCCATCGCAGCCGAATAGTCTTTTTCTACTTGTTGTTCGTGTGTCATTTCAATCATTTTACGCTCCTACTTTAGCTTGTAATGCGGCGATTTGCGCTGCTTGGGTTGTTACTAAGGTGTTGAGTTCTTGGATTGCTTTTACTAAAGCAGGAATCATTTTTGTTTCTGTTATTTTTAATTTATCATCCTGTTCGTCATCGGCAATAAGCAAATTTTTTGCTTGTGCGCCATGTTGAATTTCAAGAGCAATTACATCTTGTGCTAAAAATCCTGCTTGTTTTTTAGTAGATTTTTTGCGTCCGTCAGGAATTCCGTTTTCATAATTTGAGCGTTCATCCCAAACATAAGATACAGGCGTTAAACCCTTTACAAAATCTAATCCGTATGGAAAGTTTGCAATATCAGTTTTATCTCTAGCATCTGAAGTTACAGTCCATGCAATTTTTATGTAGGCATTTGTATTGTTATTTGTACCCATAACAATTCGGTCAGACTCAGTAGTAATACTAAAAATACTTGCAGAAGAACCGCTATATGCCGCACCCCAACCAATTGCGATGTTTCCACCGCCACTTGTTGCAGAACGACCAGCAGAAGCGCCAATATAAGTATTGTCATTTCCTGTGTTGCTATAACCAGCCAATGCTCCAAAAAAAGCATTTCCATAAGACCCAGAACCCGTGGCATTACTATAACCAGCTTGATAACCTACTGCTGTGTTATTAGATGCGGTGGTGTTGGAGTAAAGGGCTGTTTCTCCTATAGAAACATTATTGCTACCAGTTGTATTGCTTGTTAAAGAGCTATGACCAACAGCGTTATTATTGTTGCCTGTGGAGTTGTTTAAAAGAGCATTATCACCCAATGCGGTATTAAGTGCGCCAGTAGTATTTGAATATAGAGTCCCTCTACCAAAAGCAGAATTCCCAGCACCTGAAGTATTTTGTGCCAATGCAATATAACCAACAGCAGTATTTTCAGAGCCAGTTGTATTTGCAGATAGTGCGCTACCACCAAAAGCTGTGTTAGATGATACAGAAGTACCACCCTTACCAACAGTAAGACCTGATATAGAAGCATCGTTAGCTAAAGTTAATGTAGTGCCGTTAAAGGTCATATTGGCAGAACCAGCCAATGAACCGCTAGAGTTGTACTGGACTTGGGTATTAGAGCCACCAGCCACGCCAGCACCGCCTTTACCAGCGATGATCTGCACAACACCGGCGTTGTCTTTATAGTACAACTTGCCGTCGGTGATGTTGATTGCCAACTCACCATTGACGAGGTTAGCGGCCAACGGCGCTGTAG